ACCAGCAGAATATAAATTATTAGTCAAAACTATTTCGTCAGCATTAAAAAAAAAATTGAAACAGATTTCTTCATAAAATTGAAAGCAAATTACAAGTAAGAATGGAAAGCATAAAGCAAACGATTATTGATACAAATACAAATATGAACGCAGTTCTTCATAAAATTGAAACGAAAATACAGGAGGAAGTTATATCAAATAAAGTTGATATAATGAATACCGAAACAGCACCCCTCACCAAAAACCAAATTGCTTACCAAAAGCGTAAGGCGAAGGAGCAGGCGTCCAAAGCACCTGCCCCCCTTGTTATTGAACCTGACTACAAGTTCTACCTGTCCTATGAAGATAGTGATAGAGATACTGAAAGTTTCGTTGATTTGGAAACCGCCAAGGTTGCGATGAAGGTTGTTATTGAAAAGGGTCAATATAGTTGGGTTCAAATTATGGAGATTGGAACTGACGCCGATGAAGGGACATCTTCTCCTGTTGAGGAATGGAGTAAGGAAGATGAGGAAAGTGATGAGGAGGAGGAGGAGGAAGAGGAAGAGGAGGAGGAGGAGGAAGAGGAAGAGGAGGAAGAGGAAGAGGAGGAAGAGGAGGAAGTTGTTGATACTATTCCTGCCCCTGTTGCCGTAGCAACCCCAATCCAAACCTTGACCGCAAAAATCATGCTCACGAAGGAGCAACTCACCGACCTTGAAAATCAACGCCGAGAAATTGAGGCAAAGGAATTGTATGATACTTGGTTCAATAACGAAGAACAGGTTGAAGCGGACACCCTTGCTTATTACCAAGCGGAGATAGTTAAAACTATTGAGGTTCTCAAAAAGGCAGGGGTAGATAATTCCGTCGTCCAATACCAAACTGCTTTCTGTAATGGTGGTTGGGACTATGCCGATATTAGTCCTGCTACGCTTAAACTTGTTTGGGACTTCCATCATAAGAAGACCGCCAAGTCCGCCCCCAAAGCGAAGGGTGAAGCGAAGGCAAAAACCGAACCGACCTACGAAGGCAAGGGTAAGAAGGCAGGAACTGGTGATGCGAGGGCAAAAATTATTGCGTCATTAAACAGCGGTAAAACCGACAAGGTTAAATACGCCAAGAAGGTAGGTAATAAAACTTGGTCGCTTATGTTTGAAGACCGAAAGGACGGCGGTTTTCCTATTGTGAAGGATAGTAATGGGGTTTATGATATGCCTGTATTCAAGGCGGTTGGGGGCATGATTGGTGCTGATATGAAAAGCAAGGAGGACTATCTATATTGGATTAATCACTAAAATTAGAAACCAAAATAAAAAATAAAAAATCTAAAACCAAAATAAAAAATACAAAATCTAAAACCAAATAAAAAATAAAAATCTAAAACCAAATAAAAAATAAATAAATATTTCAAAAAAAAATAAAAAAAAAATAATACCTGTATATAGTGTATTTTTTTACTGAATTGATTTTCTTTTCTTTTTGATTTGAAAAAAAAATTGAAACATATTTATACCATAATAATATTAGATAAATTAGTAAAGGAAGATGAGTATAAACGAAAACGATAGAGAACTGATGGAGGCGGAGATTGATATGCTTTGTAAATATTATAAAGTAGGTTCAGTAAAGCAATACCCTAATTGGGGTGGAGGAATACCAGATGAAATAAAAGCGGAAATTGAAAAGGTGTTGAAGGTTGTTGGGTATTGTTGTTGGTTTGGTGATTGGATAAATCATAAAATATATACTTGGGTATTTACTGAATGTTTGCTGAACGGCGATGAACCTGTTCCGTATCTTGATTACGAGGAGATTAATATGCTAAACGAAAAGAAGTATAAATACCAATTGAGATTTGAGCGTAAGAATGGTGATGTAGATTTTGCTGAATTTTATGGAAAGTGGGAGTGGGATAGTGAGGAGGAGTTGTTGGAATATTGGAAAGATTTGAGGCGTTATGTAAAAAAGAGGAAGGCGGTGTCTTATTATATTACTAAATCATGGGGCAATTTAGAAGATGAAAATATGGATTATGAAATAATTTGGGACAGCAAAACAGATAATTGAGTTCTTCATAAAATTGATTATATAATATATATAAAATTGATTTAAATAAATAGCAATATATAATATATAAATACATAGAATGAACGGAGATTTAAAAACGAATTACCCTTTGATTACTGACCTGAATGGAACGATGCGTATGGAGCAAACCATATTGGGGTTTAGCGAATTAAATAAAAAGGCAAACAATATTATCACCGACGATGATGAGGTTGCTTACTTAAAAAAATTGGAGGACTTTATTGATGATGTTGCGAATAAGCAAAAAAAACAAATAAAAAATAAATTGGATATGATGGAGCGAACTAAACGCTTTGATATGATAAACTTTATAAAACACCTACCTTACGATATGGAGTATGAAATAAAAAAATATATACAACCTGAATTGAACTATACAAGGAAGTTCTCAATCTTGCGACAACTTGATAGTGGATTTAGTTGGTGGCGTGATGTTGATGATTACCTCTTCAAAGTTCCAAAAAAATTGCTTATTAGCATGAAAGAAAGTTGTAATATTTACCCCAGTATGATTATCGCATCAAAAGACCAAAAGGAAAGATGGTGTCGTATGATTATTGAGGAAACTCATAAATTAGTTCCAAAGCAGAAGGATACGATGAGGATTGATAAACTTTTAGCAAGTAGGAACGAGGAATGGAGTTGCGACCCAAACTATAAACTGATTGATAAGTGGTTTAAGTTCTTCCTGTATATTCATACTTTTAAAAAGTATAGGGCAGAATTGGAAAGCAAGGTTAAAAAAACCGACGAAAAACTTACCCTGCTTAAAAATAAAAAAATTATTGTAAAATTGTTGTAAAATTAAATATGTAAATACTATATACGATGGAGCGAACTATAAATAGTGATGGAATGGTTAGGGAAGAAGGTGATGGTGTTATTGTATATTATGGTGATAAATATTTATTTTCCAAACTAAAAAGACGGATTGAGAATGAAGTCGCAAATAAAAAAATAAAAATAAAAGAACCTATAAATATAAAATTGGAAGTCGTGGATTTAGGGATAGTTGAATAAAATAATATCTATTGTTTAATATATATTATTATGGAAGCAGTATCCTTTGAGAAGCAAGTTGAAAACATCGTTGGATTTAAAAATCTAATAGACGCTGATACAAGCAACGACTTTTTTTTATACCCTTTTATGAGTATGGTTCTTAACCTAACTGATAGTCAAGGGTTTATTACTGATATGGGAATGAAGTGTTTGTTTAACGAAATTAACAAGGACTTTGATATTATTAATCAGTCGCAAGAGAAACCATCACAAAAAGCACTTTGCCGTCTTTGCTTGTATTTTACAATCTGTTATAACCTCACAATTTATTTTGGAGGATTTATTATGGGTTTGGATACAGACGCAGGTAAGAAGTATGCTGAAAAACTACCAGTAGAACTGATTAGTTATTTGAAGGAGATTACTGAAAGAGCAGATAAACTCCACCCTATATTAGAGCATCAATTAAAAACACTAACAAGCAAACTAACTGATAAGTATGCGAAGATTTATAACGAGGAAAAGCGTAAGCACTGGACGAAGGATATATTCCAAACCAGCGTCCATATTCCAGCACACCCTGACGATTACCCAGAAAATTATAAACCTGAAAATTGTATTGATATTAATACACTTTAAAATCTGTATTAAGGGTAATATCCTCAACGCCTAATCCAATCATCTCAACGCCTTTAACCTTATACCTGTTTTTCTGTTGGTAAAAAATCATGGCGTATCTATCACCTTTAAACGCTTCTGTCTTGTGTGCTAATCTCGCACCATTAAATCCTATCACAACATCTTTTGAAGGATATAGTTTAGGTTTATCTTTATCATCGTATATATATAAACCACCACCAGTATAATCACCCAAAAAGGTAATACAACCTAATCCATCATTACCGCCGTCTTTGTGTTTCTTTGCTTTAAGATTTTTATTTAAAGTAATTACTGAATACTCAAATCCAGTAGGTAAAATTAAATTAGCATACTCTACAATCGTCTTAAATAATTCAGGATTATCCTTGTTTGGTTTAAACTCGCCAGTAGGTAAATATCTTCTTCTACCACCACCCAAGTTAAAGGTATAACCCTTTGAACCAACAATTTCACCACGCTTTGCTGAACCGCTTTTATAAAACCCACTTGCGATTGGAGGTATTTTGGCGTTAGAAATAAGTTCTACTAATTTGGATTGGAGTGTCTTTATCTTTGGAGTAATAACAATCTTATCCACAAACACTTCTGTATTATCAGGATTATCTCTATCTAAATCTTCAACCTTTAATTTCCCACCTTCCAATTCATCATCATCACATTCGCAATCCATACCCTCGCCTTTTCTCAACAAGATTTCACCCATAGGTTTATCATTATCTCTTCTTGTATTATTCTTAACGAGGTTAGGGTATTTACGAACTAATATATCAGCATCACTCATCATGGTTTTAATCCTTTCACCTTCATTCTTGGTAATATCATATTTGAAAGATAATTTATTAAACCTGATAAGACCGCCATTCTTCAAGTATGATTTTATAGCGTATTCATAATCACCCTTAATTTTAATATTCAAGTCAATCTGTAATTTTTCGTTAATAATACCCATTAACGCACCAACAATAAATCTTAAATCAGTAGTGTATTCATCTTTACTTTTCATGAAATAGGCGTTAGGAGCAGGATATAGACCCCATAATTTAAAACCATTATCTTCGCATAACTTAAATCCTTCATCAATAATAGATTTTAGTGTATTTGTTTTAACAAGTTTATTGCCTTGAAGTTTATAAATAGCACTTATATCGTCATCTAATTTGAGTATTTTTTGACCTTTCTTGTAGTGTCTAAAAACCCAGTTCATCTGTCCGTATATACCTTTATTTTCGTTAGTAATAATTATCTTATTGTAATACTCTTGTGGAATACCTTGTCTATATAAATCTGCCTGTTCCTTATCATGAACTACTAAATTGATAATACTACTTGGTATTTGATTTTCTTTTAATACTGATAGAGTTTTATTTAAGCATCGCTCAACTCTGTTATAGGTTATTATCAATATAATATAGTCGCTTTTTTTAGGTGGGGCAACAGACCCCCCAGTTAGTTTAAAACAACCTTACCATTCGCACCGAGATTTGCTTGGTCGTATAGTTGAGAAATATACTCGTCCCTTGAAGTAGGCATACCTTTACCACTAATTTTCTTTTTGGCGTAATTACTTGCTAAATCAATTGCGACAGGGGCAACCGCTTTTCCTACTTCTTTCAATACATCCATAAACCCTTCGCCTCCTTTATAACCTGCTTTACACTTGGGGTCTTTGAGTGCCTCGCTATACTTCATATTGTTCTTTTTAGCATACGCTTTAACATACTCTATCCACTTGTTCGCCATCTTTGTATTAGTATTAGATTTTATTTCTCCGCCTTCCAGTTTTTTTTTTTTATATTCCTTTAAAAACTCTGGGTCAGTTTCCCCCTTAAATACAGCACCTCCTTCTGTTCCTACACCCTGTTTAATTACATCAAACCTCGCACCTATATCTGTTAAAGTATTAGCAATCTTTCTTAATCTGTCGTTGCCCTCAAATAGAACTTTGGTTTCCTGTTTCACCCAAGATTTATCAGTTTCAGTTCCAATATTATTAGCAGTTAAAAAAGCAACGATGAAGTCCTGACAATTATTATCCTTTGCGGAATAAGTAAAAAACTTTCCACCCATACGCTCTTTGGTCTTGTTTAAAGCATCGTTTAAAGTTAGTCCTGTTGGAATGTCGCTACTTGTAATATTTTTAGTTTCAGTTTCTTTTGGTGATTTACAAGTATTTTCAGCGTTAATAACCTCATTCTTTTCAAAAGTAATCCTATCCTTACTATCTAACTGAATACATATAAATAAGTGAAAGAGTGTATCATAAGGGGTATTTTCTAACTTTTGACTAAAAGTATTACCACTCGCTACTTGTAAGGCAGTCAATAGAGGAGTTCCCAGTGGGGTTCTACCAAGCGTAATTCCAGTAATATTCTTATCACCATATTTGCTAATAATATTGCGAACTTTTGGTGGATAATCATTACGACCATAAATAACGGCAGTAGCAGTATCTTTAACCTTTTTAACTTTTTCTATAACTGCGTCTTTGACTTTTCCAACAACCTTTTTTGCTCCTGAATATAAATCACCTAAAATACCTTCTCCTTCTTCTACTTCCTTTTTACCCTTACGCTTTTTAGCACTCGCCATAGTATTCACACTCTTTGCTTTTTTTGCCTCCTCTGCCGTAGAGTATTTTTTAGGGCGACCACGCTTTTTTACTTCGTTAATAACCATAGTGATATTTTCATCTTCTTTCTCAACTGGTTTCTTGGAAGGACGACCACGCTTATTCTTAACAGGTTCAACCATAAGAATATTACCTGCTAAATCTTGAACTGGAACAAAAGTATTCTTTTTAACCATTATTATATATATTCAACTATATAATAATTTCCATAATTACCACAACAATTGGTCGGCGTAATAAGCAGGAGTGCCTAATTTGTTTCTATTACGCTCGTGCCTAATTTTATACAACCGCCTTCTTGTATCAGCGTATTCCTGTCCTTTTTCTTTGATATAACTTCTATAATCATTATATCGTGTATCCCCAACACTCATAATATACTGGTTATTGTAATCATGAATATCTATTTTTTTGAACTTCTTTTTACTTGGTTCAATCTTTACACCCAACTTTTTTGCTTGTTTGTAAGCATAAGGGTCTATTTTATATTCACCAAAAGCAAGAGGCACACCTTTACCTTCAAAAGCAGGTAAGTTTTTATCACCTTTGTATTGCTGTTTTAAAAGTATTTGTTTTAATAGATTTTCAGGGTCAATCTCATCAGGAGTTAAAGGAGTATTTTTATCCACTCGCTTCGTAGGTCTAAAAACAGGATATTCTAAACCACCAATATCCTTCCAATCTTCCTTGAACCAATTTGTTAAACCTGTATTTTCTTTTTTACCACTATAAGTTCCACCCATCGCTTTATATCGTTTAACCAATTGTCCGCTACGATAAGCGGAGTGCTGTGGATATTCTTGATACACAATTCGTTTTGCCTTTTCATACAATTCAGGATTATCTATTATACTCGGCATTATATATTAGAGGAGGAATTATTTTTCATCTTTATTACTAATATCCTCCTTGTGTGTTGCTAAAAACTCTGTTTCTTTTTCCTCTGCTTCAATATCACGAACTATTTTAATACAACAACAGGCAACCTCTTTACACTTGGACTTATACGCCATACTTGCTAATTTAATTATACACCCTGATATAGTCCCAATAAAGGCAACCCAAAATACTTCGCTCAACATTATATTATAGTTATATATTCTTTTCTTTGTAAAAGCAAAAACAACACCAATATTTTTCATACCATAATCTCGCTGGTTCTTTCTCACACAATATTTCTTCTAATACAGAAATAGTTTGTCCGTCGCTCGTCATCATAATATATCATGATATTTTTTAAGCAATATTTAATACACCGCTGTTATTCCACAAAGCACCAGCAGGAAGACCTGAATTACTCGTAGGCAAGTTAGTCATTATAAGGTTTTTTCCACTCCCAATAGTCATCTGTAAATCTTGGTCGGTAATGATTACAAGAGGAGCGTTATTTATTAAATCGGTATGCTCTATGGTGGAGGAACCACCAGCAGGATTAGTAAAGCGTAGATATTTTGCTGTTGATATTGAGTGATTTACATAGGTAAAACCTCCACCACTCGTAGAAAAAGCACACTCGGCAGAATTATTTGTTGCCGCATCAGTAGTCAATAAATTAATAGTTGGATTAGTTCCACCTGTATTTTGTAATAAAATAGTATCTGTATTATTAACGCCTGATTGAACCATATTAAAATCAGTTAAGTTCAAGGTTGATGATGCTGTTGTGGTTGTTGATGCTATAATAAATCCATTAGTATTATTACAATAAATAGACCCATCGGTTGAATAAAAACCTGTTGATGAGTAGTAAGTAGTAGCAAGTGTGTTTTGAATAGATAAGTTGTCTTGTGCGAGGGTTGATGATTTGGAGTTTGTAGTATCGTTAATAACTATCGCACCATTACCGAGTGTAGTAATAACCGCATTAGGAGCACTATCGTTTAGAGTAAGCGAACTATCTGTTTTTATAATAAAATTACCATTCGTAGTAGTATTTGCTCCACCTATTAGTAAGGGTGAAAGAACATTACTATTTGTTCCATCTGTGATGGTAATTGACGGCACAGCATTAGCAATAGTAATCTTTTTAGAAGTGGTTGTAGGATTAGTATTAGTATAAGTTCCTGATTGACTAATAGTTGAGGCACTTACTGCTCCCAAAGTGGAACTACCTGATACAATAAGGTTTGGTATGCTTTCCGTTCCTTGACCTGTTGGAAACCTTAAATATCGTGCGTCTGCTTCTTCCTCTGTTAAAGTTTGACTTCTTGCTGACGCCCAAAAGGCAGGAATAAATATACTTGTTTGGGGAAATAAAGGTGCGACTGAACTACTCATAATATTATATAATAACAATATATAATAAGTTTAGATGAATAATTCAATAACGAATGACTTTTATATTTACACTATAAAAAACTCTTTGTCTAAATCGTTGTGCGGTGAAATCATAGAGAGGTTTGAATTGGAGGATAAACGGACAGCAGGTATTACTTATAGCGGTAAGGATACTAATATTAAAGATACAACTGACTTTCACTTATCCGCTAATCCTGATGCGTGGAAAGATATTGATAAAGTATTGACTAACGAGTTAAGTAAAGCGTTAAACGAATATTTTGAATATTTAAACAAGGATATTAGTTTATTGCTTTGTAAGAATGTGAGGGATTTGGGATTTCAAATACAGAAATACGAAAAGGGTGTGGGTAAGTATGTTTTTCATAACGACCATCAGGTATATCATCATGATAGAATGGATAGAGCAATTACTTATATTTGGTATTTGAATGATGTTGAGGAAGGTGGAGAAACAAGTTTTTTTAATAAAGGTAAGGTGCGACCAGAGCAAGGTAAGTTAGTTTTATTTCCTGCCTGTTGGACTTATCCACATTCAGGGTTGATGCCTGTTAGTCATCATAAGTATATCATAACAGGTTGGGTGTTAAAATCCGTAGGTGCTAATTTTGAACCCTAATAATATATTTAACTACGCTAAACGGAGGTAGTAAATCAGCGGAATTACCAGCACTACCAGCATTAATAGATAGGGTTGTTTGTGTATATCCAGTAAAGTTTTTAAAACTTGGGTCGTTAGATGGCGTATTTTCACCTCTATTTGCTTCGTTAAATTGTGCGTTTTGAACCATATTATCAGGACTAATTGAAACAATATGATTATGGGTTGTTAATTGTCCGCTTGTAAGGTTTCTATTACCACCTGAACTAACTGATGCTCCTTGATAAGTAGCAGTTAAAATACCTGTATTATCAGCACCATAAGGAGATTTACCCAAGCAGTTTGGAACATTAAAATTAGCACCTGAACCACCATAAGTATATCCAATAAATCCAAATAAATCCTCATAAACCCCAGTAGAATAAGAAGTTCCATCACACCACACCCACTTATCAGGTAAAGTTGTTCCAGTAAATATAGTTATTTGCCCTATAAAGGCAGTTGAGGTTATGTTTGAACTACTACTTGTATCATCACCAAAATCAGTCCAATTTGAAGGTATAAAGATAGGTAATGGAAATAAAGGAGCAGGGTTTTCTATTGAGTTTTCCGCCATAATTATATTATAAGTATATATTAAATTGCCCTTATAACATAATTACAAACAAAGAAAGGTAGTAAATAATCATCTTCAATACCAGCATTCCCCATATTTGAATTGACTGCTAAACTTGTTCCATTCACATTAATAGGAGCAAGAGGATTAAATATATACGGACCAACTCCATTACTCGTCACATTAAAATTAACACCAATCGCCATATTTGCTGGGGCAAAGGTAAGAGCGTGAGTATGCGTTGCTAATTGGACTTCTTCTATTATTTTATTTCCACTTGTATAATAATTTCCTGATTGATAAGGTGTAGTCAAAGTTGATGTTAAATCAGCACCAACAAAGGTTTTATTTCTTAAATCAGGAACAGCAAAAGTATCACCACCACCTCCATAAAAATAACCAATTAAAGCAAATAAGGTAGGGTATTGAGTAATAGGATAGGCAGAACCATCACACCATACAAAATTAGCAGAAGGTAAAGTAGTTCTCGCAACCATAATTACTTGCCCTAAAATTGATGATGTTGTAATAGTTGTTGTATTATTATCTCCTACTTTGGGGGTGTTAATCCAATAATTAGGTATAAAAATTGGAGCGTTAATAATAGGCGTAGGATTTTCTGGTCGTGTTCCCATATTGATTATATTATAGGCAGATATTTAATTTGCCCTTATCATGAAATTAGAAACATTAAAGGGTGGTAATAATTCAGTAGAACTACCAGCATTACTCGCTGTTGCTGTATAAGTCGCTTGATTATAAAGAGCAGTTTTAACAATATCACCACTTCCTGCTGCTATACCTTGAACCGAATTATTTTGACCGAAAGACACCAACATATTACCTGCTGGTGATATATCTATACTATGAGAATGCGTTGCTAATTGATTAGAAGTCATAGTTCTATTACCGCCTGAAACAACAGACGAACCTGCGTAGGTAGTTCCAATATTTGCCGTTGTATCACTACCAACAGGACTTTTACCACATAAATTAGGAACATCAAAATAGGTTGCCCCATTCCAAGTAGCACTCGCAACAGCATAACCTGATGGCGTAGCAGAGGTATAAGTAAAAGTCCCACCACTTATAGAGTAAGTTGCTACGGAAGTTGTGCTATTACTTAACATTCCAATAGTGCTTCCCCACCCATTACTTCCTCCCAATACATTACCGCTGTTTGAATAGATTAAAACTAATTTAATAGTGTAAGTTGATGATGTAGATTGTATATCAGGTTTAAAACTCATACTAAAATTACCAATAGGAGCGTCGCCGTTAAAGGTCACAGGACTTGATGTATTAGATATAGTGTATGTAAGAGGACTAACTCCGCCTGACGCTAAATCTGCTGTTCCAGCGTCAAAAAAATTACCATCTTTATAAATCTCGTAATTAGCACTAACCGATAAACTTATTACCAGTGTTGAAAAACCAACAGGCGAAGAAGACCCAGTAAAAGTAGCAGATACAGGTGTAGTTAGTGTAAAATCGTTAGGCGTTCCAGTAGCGGTATTAGTTGGTATAACAATAGTCCAAAAGAGTTTGCTTATCGTTTCAGTAGCAAAGGGAACTGCTGTGCCTGTATTTAATTGAGGAGAATAAAATAAGTCCGCCCCTGCTGATGTTGATGATGATGCTGGGGTAGGGTCAGTAAATATTCCATAACTATAACCTATTACAGCAAACAAATCAGTATATACCAAAGCGTCGTAGTTTGCCCCATCACACCATAACCAATTAGAAGAAGGTAAAGTAGTTCCTTGATAGGCAACAATTTCGCCAACTATTTTTGTGCTTACCACTGGTGTTGATGTGGTTGAAGATAATGTAGTAATATCAGTCCAATTTGAAGGTATGAATACAGGTAGATTAAATATTGGTGATGGATTTTCAGGTTTAGTCGCCATTCTTGAATATAATATAGCAGTATATTATTTTCTACCAGTATATTATATTATGCCTCCAAAACAGCAAAAGAAAGCAGAGTTAGTAGATTGGTATAAGAAAATACCTGAAAGGTTCTTGCTAAAAACTCATAATCCACACTACGAAACACACCATATCAAATTACCATTCCGCATGATTATTATGGGTTCGTCAGGGTCAGGAAAAACTCAAACGCTTATGTCGTTGATATACAATATGCCTGATACTTTTGAAAATATTTACATCGTGACGAAAAACAAAGACGAACCTTTGTATAACTTTATTGATGAGAAACTGGGTAAGAAAGGGTTAAAGATGATGGAGATTGATAAGGACGGAATGCCTGATTTAGATAAACTCAATAAGGAACAGCAAACTTTAATAGTAATGGACGATTTAGTAGGCGAAAAGAACCAAAAACCGATGGAGCAATTCTTTTTGAGAGCAAGAAAGAAGAACGCAAGTTTAGTGTATATTACGCAGTCCTATTATGCTGTGCCGAAGATGATTAGAAACAATATGACTTACCTAATAATAAAGCAAATTAGTAGCATGAAAAACCTTACGATGATTGGGCGTGAGTTTGACTTGGGTATGAGTAAAGAAACGCTTACTTGTATGTATAAGGACGCAACTGCCGAAAAAAAGAACTTCTTGTTGATAGATTTAGAAACAGAACAACGAGATAGATTTAGGAAGGGGTTTAACGATATTTATGATATTGAGGATACAGAAGAAGAAAAATAGTATGTTATTTATAACTTTTTCGCAACAATTTTTATATTTTTTTTTCTCATGATAAAATATAAAACAGAATGAGCGGAACTGGTAGTTTGATGATACGAAACTTACAAAAACCGAGTGATTACTCAAAGGGGGTTATGACCCAAGATGAACTGCTCCGTATTGCTATTGCGAACGATGCGAATGTAGCACAGGCAAGACAAGGTTTCCAGCGTGGAGAGGTTCAGGAGCAAACCCCACAGCAACTTAAATCTCCTGCTACTCTACAAGCAGATATAGCACTACAAGAAAAAACTGCTCTTGATAATCTCCTACGATTATTCCAGTATAGGGAGGCATCAACTATTATTGCTTCTCTTAACCCTGATGAGATATTTACTTTGAACCAATCGTTTCCTGAAATAGAGCGTGATATTAACAGACGCTTTGCGAAGGGTCTTGTGTCGCCAACTTTTTTTGTAGAATATTTGAGAAAGTATAAGGAAGAGTTGGAACAATCAAAAGGAGTTTCCACGAACTTATCCTCTATTACTAACAAGTTTAACGCTTTGACTGATAATATCAACGATATTAGGGCAATCCTACCTACAAGAAACCAATTTGCTACTTTACAGGATTATTTGGAAGACCAGTTTGATAGATTACCTCGCTATGTTGTAGCACCTCTTTTGGATAGAATACAACGCTTACAGAATGCTATACCTTCCAACGAAGAGTTTAGAAGGGTTAGTGCTAATAGTGAATTAAACCAATTTGAAACACTTAATATGCTACAAACTATTACTGCTGATATGCCTACGCAAGTTCAAATACAAAGGATATTAGAAGATATTAATAGTGGTAGAGTTGATTATATAATGGGAACTGCGGCAATTGAAAAGTTAATATCAGGTGTGAGCGACGAACAACTTGACCGATTAGAAGAAATAAGGCGAGATATTGCTGAAAGTAGCACCCCTCCAAAAGGTGATACTGGTGATATTGATATATTAGCACAAGTCGTAGTTGGTGTAGCAGGTGTAGCACGATTAGTAGTAGCAAGAGCAATAGGTTCATCAACAGGCACTCCAAGCAAATCAACATTCGTATATATTTTGAATGAATTAAGTAAGGAACGACTTACAGCAAACTCATTATTAGCGTTAAGCGAAAATAACACAGGGTTTAGAAACTGGTATGCTACGAATGTTAAAGGGAAAGTTCAATTGAATAGATTGAATGATTATATATTAACCAACACTTTACAATCGTCAGGTTCTGCTCAATCGTCAGGTTCTGCTCGTAGTGATGCTACAAGCAAAGAAAGTTTTAGCACAGAAAAAAGCGGTTTTGGATTGAAGGCAAAAAACGGCAGAATTAGAACTAAAAAAATTGGAGAAGGTGTTAAGTATGAACCTGAACCTACATACAGGCAGTTTGGTAAGTATGTTATTAATATACCTCAACTTAAAGAGCGTGATATTTTGAATGTAAAGTTTCCAAGTTTAGGACGCATACCTCAATTTAAACCAACGCCTATTAGTGATGTGATGAAGGAGTTTTTGTTAGAACTTTTGGATACTGGTAAGGTAAGTAATCGTATTTACGAACAAATACCTATTGAGGAAAGACAACTTTTTGAAAAGATTGCTACTGGTGCTGGTATATTAAACTCACTCAAATTAAAAAGAACAATTAGCAACGAGGATAAAGAAGACAACGATAGATTTACTCTTTTGAAAGGAGAATATTTAGCAGGAAATAATAGTGTTGCTTTATTAAAAGAATTAAGGAAGTTAGTAGTGAAGTTTATGTCGCAGGGCAAAATATCCAAGCATGATGGAATGAACTTACTTATTGAATTATCTGTCTAATTATTTTATATTGTATAATATATATAATATGAGAACTCTTATCGTGAATAGTAGTAATGTGGTTGCTAACACAAATAATTCTGTTTTTAAATACAACTTCCCTGCTGGTAATGTGGAGTTTGTGAAAGGACAAAAATTAGCACTTGGGTCAATACAGATGTTTTATTCAACCTTTAATATTACTGCCTCACAGGGCAACAATCAGTTTAGTTATGTTTGGGTTGATGGAAGAGAAATTACGATTACCATACCTGATGGATTTTATGAGATTTCTACGCTCAACGATTTTTTACACTTTGTTATGGTTCAACAAGGACACTACCTTTTAGATACTGCTGGAAACTATTATTATTTTATTACTATGGTTATTAACGCTTCTACCTACCAGATTGATGTAAATTGCTTTCCTATTAGTTTAGCGACATACCCTGTTGCTACTTATACTATTGGAACTTACACTGCTTCTACCATCACAACTTCTTCTCCTACTACTCCTGTTTATTGGAGCAGACCTACTGCCTCTATTACCCCTATGTTTAGAGTATTAACAAATAATTTTAGAAGTATTATTGGATTTACGGCAGGTTATTACCCACAAGGAGCAACTGGTTATGCTTCTACTACACCTACCACACCACTCGCCCAAGCAGTTATTACTAACTCTCCTTCAACTACTACCTTTACTATTACTTCTATTGTTGGAACTGCTTTAACGACAACTGGTTCTCCTTCTCTTTTAGCAGGTATGGTTATATCAGGAGCAGGTATTACTGCTGGAACTTATATTGTATCAGGTTCAGTGAATAGTTGGTTGGTTTCTGTAACGCAAACCATCGGTGCTATTACAGGAACTTTTTATGCTATGACTGCCTCTCAATCTCCCAGTTATTCTACTATCCAAACTTTTAATTCTACTTCTGTTCCACAAGTATCTCCACTATCGTCTTATGTTTTGAATTGTAATCTATTGAATAACAATTTTGCTATTCCTAACTCGTTGCTTTATAGTTTTGCCCCTAACGCTACTTTCGGTTCTCAATTTACTATTGCTCCCAATCAGTATAGTTTTATTGATATACAACCAGGTCAGTATAACTCTTTCCAAGTTTTCTTTACAGACCAAAATAATATCCCAACTTTGCTACAAGACCCTAATTTAGTAATATTGTTAGTCATAGCAGATAAGGGTGAATTAGAAGGATTGATTTAGTTTTTTATCTCTTATATAATATATAGTATGTATATTCACAGATTAGGTTCAACGACAAGTGGAGCAGGTTTAAGAACAAGTATGGGTATTAGCAAAAATCACAATATCGCAAGAAGTAATAAAAGAACTATGGGTTCAGGTTTAGTTCCTGAAATCTACGT